ATTGGCTCACTGGGTGGTAGTGGTAAGGCGTGTCCGCTATGTGGTGGTGCGAAGGGACATTCCGCCTTCTTACGGCAACTACGCAAGGTAGGCATTGAACCGTCACATTACCTCAAGGAGGCCAAGGGACGAGCCAAGAAACATAAGTATGACCCTTCTACCTTATGATGGTCTGACGACAATACGCACAAACTTCAGATTCCAAACGAGCGGGGGCAGATAAGGAGATTCGGAAGGGTTGGATATAACGACCACCAGATATATCAACATCTGGAAAAGGCTCAAAAAGTGCCGAAGGGGACTGCGGAAGCGAAGAAGCGACGTTTCCACAAGTCTCACGAGGCTCTGCCGGGGAAGTGGAACGAAGACCGCTTTTCTCCGAATCGTCTGGCGTTGGATATTCTATGGTAATATTCCCGTCACCGTGACGGGTGTTGCGTATTGTCGTGATATAGTTCCAGTCAAGTGGAACATTGTTTCCCGCAAAATCAATTGCGTGACTTATTCTATTCTCTTTGGGTATTGCCGGAAGAGAATAGCAAGTTTTGATTGTGGCTATATTCTCCATCTATGGAGTCTTGTCATATTATTTACGCCAGAAGAACCTCATATCCCCAGTATATCAGATTCTCAGCAGTCACTGAAAAACCCACATTAGCAGTTATTACTGGAGCGGCCGCCGCTCCGGGTAGGCCGGGATAGGCCACTCCGGCTGCGATGTTGGCCGCCGCCGCCCAACCAAGCAGATAGAAACGAATGGTAGAACCCGCCGTAATTCCGGGAACGGAAATGTTCTGAAGTGCCCCCGTTGATTGAAACTGACCGATGAGACCACTGGCATTCTGCCAGTCCGTTACACCGATAGGAAGAGAGGGAGGAAGACGAACCACGGGCTGAGTCGTGGCAGCGTTCCCGCCACCAGCGGGAACGGGAGCGGGATAGGAGGTGCCGAAAGCACCCAAGGCGAGTGCTGGAGACGCCGCAACGGCAACGATAGGGTCGGCAGAAAGAGTGACAGTTCTCGTGTTTGCCACCACACCTCCTCCCGTATAGGTTGATAGAGTGTCTGTAAATGCGGTAGGCACCGTCGCACCATTGGGGGCTTCAATCGTGGAAAGTTGGACCGTCGTGCCAATGGTGACTGATGGCTGACCGGGCTGAGCCGAGTTGGCAAGAACGGACGGACCACTTGTTGATACGGAACGAACATCACAAGTATCGGCGAAGAGTGACGCACGGTTTGTTCCAGTTAAGTTGAATCCCGGAAGATTCTGCTGAAGCACTACGGAAGCCATTTCTTATAACTGTAGCCCCGAAATTATTTTTGGCTCTTTACATCAACCTCGCCTCAATTCCTCTGCGACGGCCACCCGTCCCCGCACCAGTTCCAGCACCCGTTCCAGCACCCGTGCCGTATCCTACTGCCCCCAATGCCCCCTTCATAGACCCTTCGGGAAGCATACCTCTGGCCGCCGATATAGCGGGTTTTGTGGCGTGGTAGATATCCTTGGCCTTGCTGAGAACGTTGGCAAGGCTGGAGAACATACCAGCACCTCCAACATAACGCTGGAGTTGGTCTCGGGTTCCCATAGGAGCCATAGGAGCAGAGATGATGTCTTGCTCGGAGAGAACACCCTTGATGATACGGGAAGACCCACGGATAGATTCAAAGAAGCCGGAGTTCGCCGTAATCACAAACAACTGAGGATTGCTCTGGGCGACTTGGGAGGTGTTCTTGACGGTAAGGTTGAACTGGAAGGTAAAGTTACCCACGAGCGATGGTGCTTGACCCGTCTGTAGCGTGATGTCTTGTGATGGCTTGAGAACCAGCAGACCACCCGTCATCGCAACACGACCAGATGCCCCACCACCCGCTTGGGTGCTATTACCACCCAGAGACCCGTAAGCCCCCGCCGCTCCCGTGTGAGCCTCACCACACCAAGTGGCAAAGTCCATATCCAGACCGTTGCGGACGGACATACCATACAACTGCTCCGCCGTCTGGCTACTCAGCAAACCACTGAAGTTGTCAAAGTTGATTGTAAGAGGTGCGGTCACTCCATCGGCTTGGGTCGCAACGGGGAGGTAATAATCGGCATCGTTGGCGGCGTAAGCAGAAGGCTTCACATAAATGATGAATAAATCGGGTATCTGCGGCAACGTGATTGTCTGCGACTGAATCTGAGCGACACTGCCGGGCTGGATAGTTCCGCCAGAGTATGAGGTAATGTAACGGGGTAACTCCATATACGGCACGACCGATTTTGGCGGCAATGGGACATCAAGGGAAGGTGTGAGAAACTGGACGTTAATACGAGAGTTCGCAAAAGCACCGGAAGATGATGTAGCGTTGTAGGCAAGGTTAGAGAGAGTGACACCGTAATTACTTGTGGTGCGAAGGATACGAGCACCCGAAGTTAGTCCGGGACTCTGTAAGTTCATTATAAGTTGTATGTTGTTAATGCCGAATAACCCAGTGTCGTGTTCGTGGCAATCAGAAAAGACGAAGGGAGAGAGAACCAACTTCTCCGTGGTGCCCCATCGGATAAACATAGGCACGGCAGAGCCGGGAGCAATGGCCGACCCACTCGCATACGACCAACCAGCATTCAGAGCCCCCGTGGCGGGGTTGAGAGGAGGAACGGCGACGACTGCCCCGCCCGAAGAGAGGAAGATAGTATCGTTGTAGATTACCAAGAACCCCGCAACGCCGTAGTTCAGAGCACTGGCCCAGTTCGCCGGATAGACGGGAAGACCATTCGCCGACGCATACAAAGCCCCCGTATAAGCCACGGACGTGTAAGCAATGTTTGCCGACGCAAGGGTCACCGTGTTAGGGAGAGGGGTGCCGGTAGGGTCAGTGAAGACCAAGTTATACCAAGCACCGTTAGGCACATTGTCGTAATCGCAAGAGGTCTCAATGCCACCAATGGGGTTGTTGTTCGCACCCGCCGCAGAGTTGTAGGAGAGATACTTATCCAACATCGTAGGGCAAGTCCTCTGGAGACGATTCTTCTTGTAGTCCGTAAGGCGGAGAACTTCCTTGAGAACGTCTTGCGAGTTGATAACGGAGGTGGTGTCGTTGATAGTGGCCGTCAGAGTGGAGCAGAGAGAGTTCAGAGGGAAGGCACACAAGGAGAAATCACGACCCGGCTGGGCGATAGGCTGGACGGGCTGAGGGGGGACAGAACAACTGGCACTGAAGGACATAAACACCGTAGAAGACCATTCCAATGCCCTATCTACATAGACGTTCTCTGACGGCACGTAAATGTTATACGTGTGCTGGGTGGAAGTGGCGGCGATGGCGTTGAAAGGAGCATTGGTAACACTCAGAGCACCCTTTTCCACTGCGTATTTGGGTCGGGACTGGACGATGCGAGAGTCAAAGACTGCCAACTTTTCAATATCGGCGGACATCGGTTCTTATAACTGTAGCCCCGAAATTATTTTTGACGAACAACATTATCTTTGAATCTCGGTCACCCGTGCCGTCCCGCTCGGAGCGTCTTTACGCTTAAACATAACCTTGATGCCAACCGAAGACAAGTTCGCCATATTGATGGGATACAACTGCGAGTCCAAGCGATTCTTCCAATAGACTTGAATGTCAATGTTGCGAATGTCTTGCTTACTCGCCCCAAAGTCCGAGAGACGGTATTCTGCCGAAGGGGCATAGTAGATGAACTTGCGGTAGAGGTCGTTCCCGCCGGGCTGACTCGTATCCAAGGAAATATCCGTGATGATAGGCTGGAAGGCGGCTTGAGTCGTGGCCGCCGAAATCCCTATGTTGCCCGTCCCCAGAACGTTGGGCTGACCCGTAGCCTCGGCCTTGACCGGGAGGAGTGTCGTAGTGAAAACGATAGAGGAGATGGGCGACCAAAGGGAATCCACGGAGGAGTAATCTTGGTTCGCTACGCAGAACAAGCGGTTAATCATAGAGACTGGCGTGGAACCGTTCGGGAGAGTGGGATAGTAGCCAAGGGGAGCCGTTCCCACATAGGGGGCAACCCGGAAGTCGGCAAAGTTCTGAAAGGCCTTGTTGGTGAAGAGAATCTGGTTGGTA